TTTTAATTCATTAGCTATAATTCTAAGCGTACTACGTTCTAAGTCTTGTGTGTGTTCATTTAAATCAAATTGTTGTTCCGGTGTAATATTTCTAAGTTGTGCCAGCTGTATAATTCTTAGGTATTCACTATCCGAACTAAAGGTACTTCCTTGATCTTCTTGAAAATCTGCATATGTAACTGGGAAACCTAATTTTTTTCCTAGATCTTTATAATGTCGGGGTTGCATAACTTGTTCTTTCTTAATCCCGAGTCTTCTAAAGGCTAATGAATGAAGAGTCCTAAAGTACGGAAGATCATCTTCACCTAAGTTAAATTTTTTTATTGCTCTGTCTCGTGCTTCGTAGGCAGCCTTCTGTGTAAATGCAAAATAACCTACTTTATCAGGATCGGTTTGTTTTAAATATTCATCAACCTTATTTAATAAAGTTGTAGTCTTTCCTGTACCTGGTGGTCCTAATACAATAGTTCTCATAGTATGTGTGTAATTAAAATAGTTGCTACACAAACAACCGTCATCAGCGCTAAGTCATCAGTCATTAGTATACATCCTTGGGTTTAAGTTCTTTTTGAGTATAGTCATCTGTTTTTTTATCGAATTGTTTAACAACAAATACAGAGATTCTTTCTTTACTTATACGTTTGTCGTCGCACTTACATACATCTTTCAACATTTGTGCAGTTCGTTGATAATTTACATCCCAACGTTTTCTAAGTAAGAATTGATTATAAAATTTATCAAAGATAAAATGATGGTGACCATCTTTTGTTAAGACTCCTCCACGTTTTAAATCCTTAATGTCAGACCCCATGTGTCGATCTAAACAAAACTCTTCTAAATGATTCTGTAATTGATCTGCTGTTGTTACACCTTCCGGTGGTTCAACAGGTTCGTGGTTCTTCATTAATGGGTTTATAATCGTATCCCAATCTCTTGATTTAACTGTAGGTGGTTTAAAATCTAGTTGTTCCATACACGCTTCCTGAAACAAACTTTGTTGTTTTAAATATTTAACGTTCTCTAAATGTAATCTTTCACCATCTACGTTCAAGTAATAATATGGTTTTTCTAATTTTATTTTTTGTAAATCTGTTAATGCAGGAAATACTATTTCTTCTCCTATACCAAACTTTCTTCCTCTACATAATTTTTTATCACATAAGTTACACATTGGAGCATCATTACATTTGTATCCCCAATCTTTTTTACCATGTTGGGTTTTAATTATTTCTACTTCTGACTCACTCAATGGTATAGTAGATGCTGTTGCATTAAACAAAGTCATCTTACTTTTCCATTCTGCTGGCCATTTCTTTTTTGCATAAACTCCAAAATGAAATAAAGAATTATTTCTTCCACCTTCTGGAATCTTGTTTAATGCCATCAACTCTATACAAGGTGGTGCATCATCATACTCGGACTTTGGTCTTTCTATTTTAATCTTTGTAATGTCTTTTTGTTTTGTGTAATCATATAGTTCGTAAAATTCCTCAAGAGTCGCTGCTTCTCCATCACCTTTAAATGCATATCTTGTAGTCTTGTTGCCATTAAAGTAAGGTAGATTTAAAAAGTTACCTGTGTCATCTTGAGATTTTAATTGAATTTGTTTTGGAAAAACTTCTGAGTCGCCGTAGCCTAGTAGTGTTTTGATTTCTGTTAGCTTGTCTCTCATTCTTTCTGCAGCTACCGGTTGTTCTGAGAAAAGAAAGACATGTGCTCCTCCACTCTTGGATCTACACACAATAAGTGGAAGCTTTAAAGCTATTATTTTATCTATTAATTTTTTATGATCAAATCCTGCATAGGAATCTATGTCTACACATCCCCATATGCATTCATTGCTTTCGTTAATTGGAATGATACCTAGACTTTGTTTACCTTCTAGGTGCATCTTCCAAAGATTAGAAGTGACTGGTTTTCTTACAACAAAGGACTGACCTTTTAATTTGACACCATTCTCAACAGGAGTGCTAACTTTAGTACACCCATGGGCACGCTCTAATCCTTTAAATATTTTTTCAAACATAATTTTTAAACGGGCGCATCAACTCTCGCTTCCGCGCCCGCCTCCTAGGATTTCGCTTAGTATGGTGAATCTGTTTTTGATTCGTCCGAAGTATGTTTAATCTTTACGTCACCTTTGCCTAATCTTTCAGCAAAGTTTTTAGCAATTTCATAAACACCTTTGTCAGACACTGGTCCTACTTTAGACACTTCCCATCCAAACCATGTTCCTTTGTCATTAGACATCTGAACAGTTTTTAGATTGTAAATGTGGCTGTATGTAGGCGGTGTAAATAAGCCGTTCTTACCTTGTAGCTTAATACCCATCATGATTGAATTCCACTTACGACTAATTTTTAATTGAGTCGCTTTCATAGAAATCATAGCAGTTGTTGGACTCTTGCCCAATACCACTACATAATGGTTAGCCGTGTTCTCTAGGTAATTACCATTTGGTAAACGGTCTTTAAAGGACTTATCCCTAGTAGTTGTACTCACTATATCGCTATCTGCGTTGTGAATTGCTACTGGTGCTCCTTTACCCTCACCTCTGTCTTGCCATTCTACGTATTTTCTTTCATAGAATACTGGCAAAACCTCTATCCCTTTAGTTCCGTTATAAACTTCGTTTGTAACGGTGTTTAGAATCATGCCTGGTTCAGCACCTTCGACATATTTTCCATCCCTTTTATTTACTTCAGGAGATAGCTGTCCTAATACTTTCAGAAAAGGTAACGCAAGATCATCTTGTGTCATATTCTGAGAGCCTTTGTCTGCATCAGCTTCAAACATATTGACTGCTAATGCATTTTCTTTCTTCGTTGTTACTTCTTGGTTCATGTTTATTGTTTCCTTTTTATTGTTGTCTTATTTCCAACGAATACGTTGAAAAGTTCCGTTGGCATTTCTTTTCCTGCCTCGATACGTTCACGGACTAACGCTTTAAGCGTCATAGGTTCAACCTTCAACTTTTGTGTCGGTTGAAACCCACTCCGCTTTGCAAGTTCGGCATAATCAGCCGCCTTGTTATCTTCGTTGCGACCAAAAGATACGGATATCTCATTTTTGATTATATCTCCTAGTCCATTTTGACGAAGCCAATTAAACGCGTTCTCCTTATTTTTAATAGTGATAGTAGCGCTATAATTCGGTTTAACATCTACTGAAGAACCATCCATTAATTTTAAATGAGATAAACCCATCTCACTCATCATAGTTGGAATAACTTCTCCCGATATATGTTCTGTTTTCTTTTTTAGTTCCTTCAAAGTTGCCTCTTGTTTTTCTATAGTTTTTTGAAGCTGTTCCAATGTCTCAACTTGATCAGCTAATGATTGGATATTTTCAGTTTTCTTTATTACTTGTTGTTGATCTTTTTCAAAGTCAATGTTACTCATTTATCTTTCCTCTTTCATATAAGTTGATTTCAATAGGATAATATTTTCTTTCTTGTTTATCCCATTTCAATAGTTTGTATTTACCGTTTGTAATATCAGAAACAATAGAACATGCTACTCCAATAATAGCAGGATCACCTGTTAATAATAAATAGTCTTCAACTGTGAAGTCCTTTAAAGCACTTCTTAATTTATATATTAAAGGACCAGGAGAAAATATTATTTGAGATAACTCTGGTAATAGGAATTTAAATTTCCCATAACTAGCAGCTCCCATAATATTTATTTTGGGTCTCCCCTCACTGGTTCCTGCGATTTCTTGTATAACATGAACAGTTGGTTTAAAACCGACTGATTTTGTTTCATTTATTACTTTCATACTTGACAATATAGTGATCAATCCCTATATTGTCAACTAGAAAGAAAAGAAATTATAATTATGAATTATAAATTTAAGACGAAACCATACAACCATCAGTTGACTGCTTTAGAACGGTCATGGAATAAGGAAAGTTATGCGTATTTTCTAGAAATGGGTACTGGTAAAACAAAAGTATTGATAGATAACCTAGCTATGCTTTATGATAAAGGCAAAGTAGATGGTGCTCTTATTATAGCTCCAAAAGGAGTTATAGGAACTTGGTATAATAATGAAATACCTGCGCATCTACCTGACCATATTGAGAATAAGACCGTTTTGTGGCAAGCTAACATAACTAAGAGTCAGTCTAGAAAACTAGGTACTCTGTTTAAAACAGGCGAAGAACTTCATATTTTAATTATGAATGTAGAAGCTTTTAGCACAGCTAAAGGTGTTGATTTTGCTCAAAAGTTTTTAGGTTCCCATAATACTCTTATGGCGATTGATGAATCTACTACAATTAAAACCCCTACCGCTAAAAGAACAAAGAATATTATTAAGTTAGCAGCCAATTCTAAATATCGAAGGATTATGACAGGTTCTCCGGTAACAAAGAATCCATTAGACTTATTTAGTCAGTGTGAGTTCCTTGATCCGTGGTTATTGAACTTCTCATCTTATTACGCTTTTCGAAATAGATATGCTGAAATGAAAACACTCCATATGCATGGAAGACAGATCCAAGTAGTAAACGGGTTTAAAAATTTAGGAGAGTTATCCGATAAACTTAAAGGGTTTTCTTATAGAGTGTTAAAAGAGGATTGCTTAGATCTACCCGATAAAATATTTATTAAACGTCAAATTACCTTAACACCTGATCAACGTAAATTATATGAACAGATGAAGAAAGAAGCTATGGCTATTCTTAATGGTAAAAGGGTTACTACGGTTAATGCTTTAACCCAGTTAATGAGATTACATCAAATAACTTGTGGTCATTTTACTGCGGATGATGGCTCTTTTCAAAGAATCCCTAATAACAGAGTATCTGAATTAATGAGTATTCTTGAAGAAACTGAAGGTAAAGCAATTATTTGGGCTCATTATCAATTAGATATTAAAGACATTCTTGCTCAAGTTAAGAAAGAATATGGAACAGACTCTATTGTTGACTATTACGGACTAACTCCTCAAGACGAGAGACAGCCTAATATTAAGAAATTTCAAGACGACCCTAAGTGCAGGTTTATGGTTGGAACGCCTTCTACGGGCGGCTATGGGATTACTTTGACGGCTGCAAACACCGTAATTTACTTTTCTAACGGATATGACCTAGAGAAGCGATTACAGTCCGAGGACCGTGCTCACCGAATTGGCCAGAAAAAATCAGTGACTTATGTAGATATAAATGCTGAGGACACTGTTGATGAAAAGATTGTAAAAGCTCTACGTAAAAAAATAAACATAGCATCAGAAGTTTTAGGAGAGGAATTAAGATCTTGGATTTAGTTGAAATAGAAGACTTTTTACCAAAAAAAACTTGTAATTATTGTATTAAGTTTTTTGAAGCTAATAAAAAACATTGGAAATCTTTTCAAAAGAGACACCTTATAAAGATACCAGTAAAAGATTCATTAAAACCTATTGATAGTAGGAATCTTACTAGATTGTATATAAAATATATGAAACTGTATCCAAATCATAAACTAAAAAATTTAGAAATACTAAAATGGCCAAGGGGTGAATATCATGACTGGCATGATGACACAATTTATTATGATAAAACTACTATTACTTATCTTAATGAAGGCTACGAAGGTGGTAAAACTACAGTAGAAGAGTACACAGTAGAACCAAAGACAGGAAAAATAATATTATTTGGTGCCGATAAAAAACATAAAGTTTCAATGGTAACTAAAGGCCCCAGATACGTACTACTAGCCTGGTATAATAAAAATGAATCACGTAAAACGTAGGATATACACGCGAGGCGCGCTGTGATTTTTATTTTACCAAGGTCGGTATTTAACTTTACCGTCTTCTCTTGTAGCTCGTAAAGATTGTTGTCTATTTTGGTTTCTTGAGTATGAACAGTGGACCCAACCTGAATTAGGCTCACCTTTTTTGTGGAATTCTAGGATCAATTGATCATATTCTAGTTCTGATTTGATCCATGTCGCCAGAACCTCGTTATCTACACCCCAGATCTCAAAGTCTGCTGCAGCTGCTTCGTTGTCTGCGCAATGTTGGCTGTTGATACTGCTACCAATTTCTAGGCACAGCTGAGCACAACGGAATCCGCTAGATATCATTAAAGGTTTATCAAAATTTGCACGAACGGGTTGCAAAACATTTTGGGTTAATGCTTTTAAATTCTCTATTTGTTCAGGAGAAGGATTATTGTTAATCCCTTTCCTTTCTGCGACTTGGCTTTTAATAAGCTCGTCTAATGTAAAATTAGCTGATAATTTCATTGTAATTTAATCTCTCCCAGCAATTACTTTTTCCATGGGCGATAGTAACGCTTCTTCAGTACGTGTCAAGTTAGTAATTGGGTCTTTTTGCTGAGTTCTTGGGGCCATATCTACCACTGGTTGCGGTTGTGGTGGTAATGGAGGTGTTACTATATTTGTTTCTTCAGGGATGTATTCAGAGACATCTACACCAAACTCATCATCTAAATCTAATTGTGCTAATTGGTTTCTAATATCAACTAAAGCTGGAAGAGCGGCATCAATGCCACCAATAAGAGGCTCACTATTAACTGGTCCTCCCTTAGAAAAACCTCTAAATCTGTCTCTTAAATTTAAATCTTTAAAACCTCTAGCAAGATCTCTTACTTCTCCAGATGCTGCTGCAAATGGATCTTCTTCATCAATACCTGCGGCTATCTCTCTAAATTTTCTTAATATATCTTTAGAAGGAAAGTAAGGTTCAAATCTTCCTTGATTTAAATAGTTAAAATTTTTAGAACTAACTTGTCTTTCGGCAAATGTTTTTTGTAGAGATGAAGGAGTTTCTCCTAAAACTTGAGCGGCTTCTAAGTTCTTATACATATCTTTTTGTACTTCAAATCTTGCTCTGTTAGATGCAATATATCTTTCAATAACATCTGCTTCACTTACTGGACCACCTTTTAATAGTCCAAATATACCACCCGTAAATTCTCTTCTAGCATTTCTAATTCCTGTTTGATATTGGGCTATTTTAAATCCCATTGATCTTTGTGGATCTATTTTTATGGCTCTTAATCCCATAAATCCTGCTAGCTCTGGTCCTATATCTAAAACTTGTCCAGTTTTATCTGGAGTTCCGAACGCAGCAGAACCTATTCTTAAAAATTGTTTATAAGAAGGAGCTAATGCATTTCCTAAATGCATCATTTGAATAGCCATCTTATCTCCCGAAGAAGTTTGATCCGTATATAATTGTCTTCCTTCCTCAGTTCTTCCACCTCTAACAAATAAATCTGTCATAGCTTCTGTCCAAATAGATTCAGAAATAAAAGGATTCATTATTTCTCCGCTAGCTTCCATAGTTCCATTAACAAAACCTTTTAATAAAGTTTCACCATCTTCTTGACCTTCTTGTATATTATTCATTAAGGTTCTAAATGGTCTAGCCATTAAATCATAAGCATTACTGTGACTAAAATCTATATATCTTAAATCCCCCTCATCATCTTTAATAGGAACAAGAGTAGAATTTTTAGACCAGTCGGGAACAAATCGTCTCATAGCATCTATTTCGTCTTCAGTGACATCGTATAGAGCTTTAGCCCCTTCTGTTACTGCAATAGGTACACCTACTAAAGTTGTACTCATACCCATTAATCTTTTAAAACCTGTTCCAAATCTACCATCAGTTAAAGCATTGTTTTTAACCACTCTTTCAGTTCCGTCTTGTAAAATTTCTGTAACTGTTAGACCTAAATTACTTCCTTTGACTCTTACGCCTGGAGCAGGTATGTGACTCATTTCTTTTATACCTTGTTCTGCAATGTTAGTTGTAGTTCTAATAATTTCAGAAGGAAACGACATGAAATTACCAACCGGAGCTAGCCTTGCTGTTTTAACAAACTCACCAACATATGCATAGTTGGGCACAGTATTTTTTACAATCTCCGCTGCTTCTTTTTTTAATGCCCATAGTTTTTCATTTCTTATTTTAAGACCATCAGGTCCCACATTTTCTTTAAGACCTTTTTTAAACTCATCTAAAGATTGACCTGCTCTTTTTGCAGCAGATCTCATAATTCTATCTAGCTCTACTACAAAGTTTGTAATCTTAAACGTGTCATCCTCGGCCATGTATTTTCTTTGAAAAAATTCACCACCTTTTTTAAATTTGCTAAACCAACGTCCTAGGACATTATCTATTCCCATTATGCTTGCACCAGCATTTGTATCTTTTAATAGAGAGATAAGATCCCCTAATTGAACTTGTGAATTAGTAACTCCTAGTTCTAGTAAATCTTGGTATTCTCTTTGCGCTATTTTAGATCCAGGTCCAGCTTTTAATAAAGCTGATACATCTATACCTTGTTGAAAAGCTCTTTTTAATAAACCTGGATTAGTTAATCCTTCAAACAATAAACCATTGGCTGCACTAAATGCACCTGCACTAAAAAAGTTTCTTAGGTGTGTAGGAATTGAAAAAATAGTTTTAGCCATTTGTGAAATCCCTTTTGGAAATAATAATAAATTTCTATAAAACCAACTAGCTGCTGCTTCTGCGCCACCCATTTTTTTATCTCCTCTAACAAAACCTTGTAAAGCTCCCATAACATCGTTAGATGCTTTAATACCCTGAGCAATTTCTCTTGTAGTGAAAGTTCCGGATAAAGGATTAATTAAATTTTTAGTTGCATCAATCTCACCTAAAACTTCATTCATATTAACAATCTCTATTCCTGTAGTTCTACTATTTACTTTTTCCGCTGCTTCTTCTGCACTATCCCAGAAAAAACCTCTTCCTCCTCTGGCTTGTACGCTAGCATTTTTAGCTTTTACTTCTGTAAGATACGCAGACGTTCTCGCTAAAGCGGAAAGGTTTGTCATACCATTGAATAAAGTAAATCTTGGGTCTTTGACTTCTCCAAATAATTCTCTTAATGCTCTCTTCTCAGCAGTCGATCCTTTAGCATCTGCTCCTAAACCTATATCTACACTTTGTAATTTTCCTGTTTCCGCTGATTTAGCAGTGTACTTAAAATCAGGTAGTGGTTTAGGCTTCTTCATATTTTGAGCTTGTGTTAAGATTTGATCCACAATTTGTCTTGATTCTTGGGGAGTTCTAGTGCCACCTGCAGAGAAAACTTTTATAGCATTTTTATAACTCTGTTCTGTTGGTTCGTATTTTCTAAAAAGGTTAAAGATATTACTTTTAGTTTCAAAAATTTTAAAAGTGTTACCTACATAACCACCTAATCTTTTTTCAAACAAATTTTTTAATTCTTCCTGGGCCGTCTTCCCTGCTCCTCCTGAAGTTTTCTGTAATATTTCTACAAGATTGTTTAATTCATTTCTCCCTGCATTCAAACTATCTAGTAATAAAGCTTGAGATTCTTTAGGAATATCTTTAACTTTTAATTTGTTAATAAGATCCTCAACTTTTTTAGGATTAAGACCTGTTGATAAATCTCCATCCAAAAGAACCTCATTAAGATCTGACATGAACTTACCCTTTTGTGCCTTAATAGCTTTGTCATTTAATTCTTGGGCTACTGGAAATATACCGTCTACAACTTTTGTTATGTTTGCTACAAGCTGTTTTGCTCTATAAGAATCTTTAGTTTTTAAACCTTGTTTTAACATTTCAGATTTAAAAACTTCGTCTGGTAAATTTCCTCTTGGACTAAAAGGTGCTCTGATATATTTGTCTATAAATCTTTCAAATTGTGAATTACTATAAGCTAATTCTTTTCCTCTTTTAGCTAATGATTTTGCTGTAGACCCTACACCAAAAGCAAAGGGTGTTATAAATAAAGACTCAGTACCAAACTTAAATCTGTTCATTAGTTTTCTGGCAGCATCTTGTCTACCACTTAAACTCTCGTCTCTGTTTAACATTGTAGGTCCTTCAAACATGTCACCGAATGTACCTATTTCATCTGTGTCTACTACGAAACCTTCTCCTACAGCTCCTCCTGTAACAGCTAAACCAAATCTTTTATATTTAGATCTTTTATTTAAATCATTTACTTTTTGAAGAGCGTTCCTTAAATTTCCTTGATCAGGACTTTTTCCTTTTTTTCCAAATTGTAAATAAGCATTTTTTCTTTTAGCTCTTAATGCTCTAGTCGTCATTTTTCTAGCTGCTGCATTAGCTGCTTTAAAACCTATACCACCCGGAACAGCTATCTGCATCATAGCTTCTGTTAGTTTACCAATAGTTCTTTCTTCTGCTACTTCTTCAAAAGGATTTATTTTATCGAAAAATTCTTCAACGGATGCGGCTGTGTCTGAATCTGCTCCTAGGTCAATGAGTTCTGCTCCTAATGATACAATACCTTCTGGTATCTTTATAATACCTGAAGCTAGACCAGCACCAAAGGCTGTATACCAACTTGTTTCATTATTCTTTTCAGCAGAATTTAAACTTCTATTATCTTCGGCCATTTAGTCTCCTAGATGCCTTCATCAAAAGTATCTAAAGGAGAGCCATATTTTTTTTTGCTCTCTATTTCTTCTCTTTTCTTTAAATTTTCTTCAGTACCTTTTAAAATTCTTTTTTGATAATCTGTTAAGTTTGAAAGATCAGGACCTTCCGTAATTGTTGTTTCTTCAATAATTTGTTCTGGGCCGTCGATTGGTTTTAAAATATATTCACCTTCAACAACAGCGACCTGCATAACTCTGTCATTAAATGGATCATAGTAAATTTTTCCTACGCCATTTTTCTTCCCTTGTTTTTTAGCAAATCTGTTGTCAGCTATTTGGTTCTTGGTTAATACACCACCTATATTTTTATATTCTTTAGATTTTCTAAAAACCCAATCTGCTTCGTTCTTAGCCGTAGTATAATTATTATAAATATTATCTGCTATTGAATCCTGTGCTCTAGCATCAATTAAATTATCAATATTAGCCGCGCTCTCTTGTTTATATCTTCTGTCGTCAGCCGCTATTTGTTTATCTAACTGACTTCCTTTAAACGCTCTGTCCGCTTCAGCTGCAGCTCTTTTATTTTCTTGATTGATATCCATGATCTCTGCTTCCATACCAACTTGTCTCATTAGATTTTGATCTGCAGTTCTATTTTGAGCAAATTGTTTATAAGGATCTTGAGCCGCTAATGCAGCTGTTTGAAAAATATTTCCTTGTGGTGATCTAGATGCAATATCTAAACCAAAGTTAATTAAGAAATCATTAAAGTTTCTTCTTGGTGGGGCTGTACCCATAGCATCCATAATTCTTTGCTTGCTTGACTTACCTGTAGAAAAACCTTGTCTTTGTAATCCAGATGTGATTCCACCTTCAGCAGATCCACCTTTTCTAAACATAGGTCTTTTGTATAAGTTATTCATTATGATCCTGTGTTTCTTCCTCTTAGATAATCACCGTAGTTTCCTAGTAATCCTCCACCAACTGACGCTATTCCTAGTGCAGTTTGCAACGGTGTTGGGTTAGGCATTACAGAAGATTGATATTGTCCTGGCATACCAGATGCTATTTGTGCAATTCCAGATCCAAGATAACCTAATCTCTCATATGGTTCGTAAGCTGATAATCTATTTGCTTCTCTTGTAGCATCTAGTTGAGCTTGAGCTTGTGCTTGTTGAGTCGCGCCCGCTGACCCTAAAGTACCAATGTCTCCTCTGTATAATGATGGAACTAAACCAGCTAATTGTTGTTGATTAGCTCCTAATTGCATTTGTTGACCAAAAGCTTGATTAGCTAATTGATTGGCTTGAGTAAAACCTTGTTGTTGTAATCCAGCTTGTAGTAAAGCTCTGTTTAAATCTGATTTATTTTGGTATTGTGCTCTCATAACACCTTCTCTACCACCACTTAAATTTCCAGACATAGTAGCCATGTCAGCTATACTTTGTATTCCTCTAGAAGCTTGATCATCATACTCTGATAATGTCGTATTAATAACATCTTGTTGATAAGGTGACATAAAAGGAGAGTAAGCTCCGGCTCCTGATAAACCTGCAGCTGAAGTATCATAAGCTCCTGCTTGAGTTATGTACGGAGTAAATGCGCCAATACCCTGACCTTGGGTTCCAGCCATAGTAGCCGCTTGTGTTTGTAATGTATCTTGACCAGCAACAGTTGGAGCAAACTTAGATGTGTCCAACGGCGTTGCCGTCATTCCTGTTAATTGTGTTCCAAAATCTTTTTGTAAATCTTCTACATATTGTGGTGGAAGTGTTTGTTGTTGTTGTATTGCCATTATACTACCTCGCTTAATCTTTCCGAAACGTTAAACATTTCTTGAGCCCCTTGTTTACCTTTATTTTCCATATGACCCATTAAATTTTCCATTCTTTGTGCCCCTAAATCTATATCTCCATTACCCATACCACGTACAGCGTCAGCTGTCATTACAAATTCGTTAACACTTAATCTAGCCGGAACGTCATCAGCTTTCTCTTTGGCCCCTAAATCTACAAAACCACCAGTGTTTCTATAATCTTTTTCTTTACCACCGAGGTCCATGATACCTCCGAAAGCTTTACCAATTCTTCCGCCTTGAGCATATCTTCCACCAATACCATATTTACCAGCGTACTCTTCATCATATACTGGCATTTCCATTTCCTCTGTCATTTGAGGAGAAGGTTTAAATCCAAATTTATCATAAAAATCTTTTTGTCTATTATTTCTTATATCTATTTTTTCTTCTAAAATTTCTTTTTGAGTATCTTTATCTAATTTATTGTACCATTCTGCTCCTGTGTCTAAATCTGTTCCTTTTCCACTTATAAATTCACCTAATTTGTATTTTGCAATTTGTAATGCTTTTCTGTAGTCTCCATCTTCGTCCATAAAAAGAGGATACACTTTTTTTAAAAGATCTGACCCTACACCAAACCTTTCTACAAGTTCATCTCTTTTACTAGGTGTGCCTTCAGAAAACCCTATTCTTCCGCCTTGAGCTGCCATAACTCCTTCCCTACCTTGTTTTTTACCTTTTGTAAAATATTCAATAAGTATTTCTTGTTCACTATCATTTAATTTATCGTATGGTCTACCAAATAAATCTATGGACAGTTGATTTAGTTCACTAAATGTTGATGGCATAGATGCCATCTGACCTTGAGGAATGCCTTGATCTTGCATAAAGTCTGTAATACTTAAATCATCTTCTTGTACATCTAGAACAGGTCCAACTCCATTAGCGTAACCTATTCTTCCGCCTTCTGCTAAATTTTTATCTTCTTTTTTTCCTAAGAAAGGATACTTAATTCTAAGTGCTTCTAATGCTTCACCGCTTGGGTCTTTAAATGCTTCGATAACTTCTTTTCTAATTGATAATATACCGCTTGGAATTTCACCAGTCAGTCCAGGTCCTCTATCCACTTCTGTAAGTGACTCTTCTTCGGTACCCATACCTGCACCCATAGCCGCAGCTCCTCCTAAACCAATTATACCTAATACTGTTTTAGGATCTAATGCATACTTACTTATTTTTTTCATTGTGTTTGTTAATTGTAAACCTTCAGATGCCTTCTTAGCATTCTCAATGCCTACACCACTTTCGAATACATCTGCTCCTCCCTGCGCATATCTCTCATCTAGAGCACCTGTTTTAAGCTTTTCTATTATGCTAGCTTCAGGGTTTGCTATATTGTCAGCTGTTACTTCTGGTACTGTTGGTACTTTAGATTTAAATAAATCTTTTATACCACCCGTTCCTATAGGTTTACTAAATGCATCTTTAGTAAATGGGTTTTGTAATTTTTGAAAATCTGCTCCTCCTAAATATCTAGCGCCTTGTCCTAACCCGTATGTCAACGCTCCAGACTTAAATGCATCACTTATACTACCTGATTGATCAAAGGATCCTATGCCTGCCATCCCTGCGGCTAGAGCAGGGTTAAACGGTGCAACAAAAGGAGCTGCTACTGTAGCGACTTTAGATACTTCATTCGGTATAACTTTTCTTACAAAACTTTTAAGTGAACTTCCAAAACCATATTGTCTTCTTCCATCAACACCCATGATTCCGCCATAAGCAGCCATGGCTCTAGGTCCACGTGTTTGTGCTTGTTGTTCAATACTCATTCTATACCAATCTTCAAAAGATAGAACGTTAGATGGGTTGGCTTGTG